CCGCTGGTGCCGCTGGTGCCGCTGGTGCCGCTGGTGCCGCTGGTGGTACTGACGGCACGGTCACATTTTGAGTGAGCGAGTCGACACTGACACCCGTATCAACTGGAAGTGTCGGAAGTGTCACACCGTTTATTAGATTTTCTAAACCAGTGACTCGAAAAGTCGGAAAAGTGACCCCATCGAGCAAATTTTGTGTTGCACTGAGATCCATTACTATTTATCAGGAATTAATAACGACGTTGGTGATTTCACCTGATCCAGAATCTTGGACTGCCTGAGCGTTACTTATGTTTGTTGCGAGTTTAGTTGCAGATGTTGTAACCTGCTCCGTAAACTTTTGTTTATCGGCTGCAGAAACACCTGCCCATCCCTCTGTAAGTTTTGTACCGACTGCAGACATGATTGTACCCACGAAGTTTGTCTGCCAAATCTGCTTGAGGTCGTCTGGGAGTCCTTTGAACTCTGCCAGGTCCATGATGCCGAGCGGGCTGGATGCTGTGTACATCTCACGAATCACAAACAGTTTGATGAACATCACGGCGACGAGGATCCAGAGGGCGACGCGTTCATAGTCGATATGCATTATATATAGACTGATGAAAAAAGTGCGCGAGTCTTGCACAAAAAAATAAACCCGCTAACATCAATGGATTCGACTGCTATCCTGGTCGAGGCCGAACGCAAGTTTATGATCAAGCTGTGTAACGCCATGACTCCCGTGATGATTGACGCCTTTTACGAAATGTACAAAAAGGCGATCGAGGTGTCCAAGGGTCGTCAGACGCTCATTCACTACCAGACGCTTCTCCAGGAGGTGCCTCACTGGAACAACACGATCGGGAAGCAGCACGCGGACGCCATCATCAAGTCCTGTTCTATGTTTCCCAACTTGCTCGCGGCAGTGTTTGTCATTTCAGTCAAGATCATGTCCGCCGTGCGTATTTCATCAGACTCTAAAAAGATTAACATCAAGCTGCCATCCAATGACGTGTTCGTGCACTCGTGCTACATCGCCGCAGCCAAGAGTCTGTATGAGGATCCGTACGTAGTCGTGGACAAAATGTCCGACCAGGACCGTCGTATCAAGATGGGCGCGCGATTCACCGAACTTATCAAGGAGGTGGTTGATGATTTTATTCCGGTACAACAGATCCTTGATACATACATTCCCAACTTTACAGGTGACCTCGACATGGGTGGTAACAACGAAGACCCCACAGACCCCGCCGACCCAGAGATGACTGGCGAGGAAGAAGAGGCGACACCGGTTGCAACGCCGTTGCCCGATGCGCCAGAGGCGGGGACGCCAGCACCGGAGGCGGGGACGCCAGCACCGGAGGCGGGGACGCCAGCACCGGAGGCGGGGACGCCAGAACCAGGAACTCCGGCAGCGCCAGAAGATGTAAAGCAGGTTCCAGTCAAGGTTCACCACGAGACGTTGTTCGACGACGCGCCCGATAAGTAAATTTCTGAGCGAGTAGTAATGGACAATCTGGACAAGGTGTTTTGGGCCGCCGTGATCCTCGTAGGAATATGGGCAGCTGTGACACCTGGTAATCAGCTCTCCCCCATTCCAGAGGAGTATAACCGTTACAGAATCGCTACTTACATCCCATGGTACGTGTTCGTTGTGTTTTTCTTTGTATTTGCTTACGCGCTCTTTGTAAAAAAATCTTAATCAATAGTAGATGGCTGATCACTATTTCCGTGAGCCTATGAGCGCTGCTCTGATTGCAGCCGCAGCGACGGTTGCTTACATCCACATTCGCGCATCACTGAACAACGAAAAGGCGCTCCCCAATTCTGCGTACTTCAAGCCAGCATTCCTCGTCGGTTTGCTCGTGTACATCATCGTTCATCAGGGGAGCGGACACCAAGAAACGATTTCAACCACGCCTTTTAGGGCCTGAAAATCCAACAGGTTTACCTGTTGTTCAACGGCGGATGACAAGTCGCTTCGCGACTTGGACTTTGGCTTAAAGTAAACACTGTATAGTTTCTCAATGGCGACCACGACTAACGCTTTCAACGACATGATGCAGCAGTTTCTTGACGAGCTTGTTCTCACATTTCCCAATGAGAAGAAGCTGGTAAAGTACCAGAACACGTTTGTGCTTCTGCGTAAGGCGAATCAGAAGAAGCCTATGAAGGAGTTTATGGAGTCTGTAGGTCCTTTTGCAAACCACCTGATGCAGAAGGATGAGGAGTTTTTCCAGACGCATGCTTCAGAGGTTCCGTTTCTGAACGATCTGGACATTCCTCGTCTGTGGAACTCGGAACTGTCCGAGGCGACGAAGAATGCCATCTGGCAGTATCTTCAGACGCTGTACATTCTCGGTACGACCATCTCGGCTCTTCCAGCTGAGACCCTTAACATGATCGAGTCTGTGGCGCAGAAGTGTGCCAGCCAGCTCCAGGATACAGCAACCGGTCCCGACGGTACCATCGACGAGGCGGCTCTGATGAACAGCATGAATGGCCTGATGTCATCTCTGCTCAAGGGTGGTAAGGGTGGTCCTCTGATTTGAAAAAGTAAGTCCAGCCGGCGTCCAAGGCCCCTTGGACTAAAAATCTCTGTATAAAATAGACGATGACGATTGACCTGCGTGACCTTATTGCGAAAGAACAATTGCTCGATTTTTGGCCCACTGGTCGTCAGACGGCGGAACAGCGAGTTCTCGCAACGACGCGTTTCATCGTATACGCCGTCGTGCTCACTTATCTCATTCGCCGCGATGCGCGCATTGTTGCTCTAGGTGCCCTTGTCATTGCTGCTCTTTATGTACTTTACAACATGAACATGATTCCAGACGGTAAGCGTGTAGTGTCGACGGGTCCAAAGGCGATGAGCGGTATGCGTATGCCCACGCGCGACAATCCCATGGCAAATTATCTGCTCGGCGACGACCCGAGCATCGCGCAGCAGGCTCCATGGTACCCGACAATGAAGGAAGAGGTTCAGAATGAATGGAAGTCGATCCATCCATTTGAGCGTAAGCGTGACGCCGAACGCAATTTCTACACGACGGCTGTATCAACTTGGCCCAATGACCAGGCGGCATTTACAAATGCTGCGTTCGGGAAACCGTTTGCCCCCATGTGCCGCGATGACCCAGCATCATGCAACCCCGACGGTCCATATGCTCGTGGACCAGAGCGTGTCCAGCTCCGTGGTGGCAACGGACGGTAGACAGCGGGCGTTGCCCGTTGGATAAATAATCTCACCTACAATTAATATGCCGAGCAGCGTGCTTCAGCCCGGACTCCTCATGGTTGAGGATGGAATGTACTTTGGTCCCAAAAACACCAACTACGAGGTTATGGTCATGACGGACGACGCTCTGCGTTCCCAGATGACGTCCCGCAATAACAAGTACTACGCTGACAAGCCATATGACTTCCCAGAGCTGTACATTGAAAAGCCAGTGAACAAGTTCATGACATGGGACCCGACGAGCACGTACGCAACGTACCAGTCAATGTCATACGCGAAGCGTTACCCCACAGACAAGCAGTAAAGTCCTTTCCACCGCAGGTGGAAAGTCCGCCGGGAAACTGGACAACGGGCTCCTGGCGGAGCCCGTTGGATAAAAAATAGCATCTAACTAATAGATGGACCCTTTCAGTCTTGCCGCCGTTGTCGGTCTGGTTTTTGCCGGAAAGAAACTCAGCGACGTCAAGGAGGAGCAGGCAGTGATGTCTTCGCAGCAGCCAGACCAAATTACAAAGTTTGATCTCGTTCAGTACAATTATCCTCAGAATGTGGACAACGGACTCGACCCGTTGAATACTGAGCCCAACACAGGACGTGGGTTTTCAGACGGGTTCCGTCTTCCACCAAAGGATATAGCTCCGAGCTTTGCAGACGTTGTACCGAACGGAACTCGTTTCCCGTTCGGTCAGCCCGTGTACCAGACGGACGGAAGCCGCGAGCCAGTCTCGAACAAGATGAACAATGTAACACCCGCAGACAAGAAGTACGTCGGGCGCGGTCTCGGTCTGTCAGCAGACACACCTGCATCGGGTGGTTTCCAGCAGTTTTTCCGCATTCTGCCCAACAACATGAACGAGGAGCGCCTGACGACTCTGTCCGGTACATGGGGCGGCCCAGCCAATCCCGTCATCAAAAACGGCGGGACGACACTGGGTGCCATTTCCCACCCGGCCAAGCTGTCCAAAACGACTGCAAACTATCAACCTATGCAGACGCGCGGTCAGGGGCAGGGTGGTGCCATCACGGCACCAGAGGGTCGTCCGGATTTCCAGAAGACACGTCGGACGACGAACCGCCAGGAGACGGGGCTTCGCGCAGATGGTCTCGAACTGGGCCCTGGACAGTACATGGTCGCCGAGGCGTACGGTTCTGCGTACAACGACCCGATGCGTTGGTCGAAGAACCGCGTCAACCCCGACCGTGCAGGAAACGGCGGGCGCATGAACGTGCGCGCCGACCCAGTGGGTGCCGGGGGTGCCAACACAACCACGCGTCTCGAGGCGGGTGCGCTCCCAGTTCGTCCAGCTGATGCAAGCCGTGGGTCTCGCTACCTTCCAAATCAGTACGATCGACTCAATGTGTTCAAGGGTCAGAAGGATTTCCGCTCAACATCAAACAATCAGGGGCTGGGTCTGGCAAACAACGTGCTCAAGGGCAACCCATTTGCACACTCGTTCAGCGTCAAGGCTGAAACCGGGACCCCACTCATCCAGCCTGTAAATTAACTTCAGTAACACTAAAGATGCAAATCTGGAAGTGGCTCCTTATGCTCGGACTTTTGTTTTTGATTACATATAATCCATCCAGGGGAGGTGGACCCAAGCTTGTGAATTACTTTATAGACGAATCTTCATCGGGTGACACTACGTCTTCTTGATGTGTATGTTTTAAAAGTACCCTGTCTTCTTGTTCGAAGCGCATTCATCCTTCTAAGTTGTGAAGTACGCCCAGTAGTATTTGTCGCCGGGGTACCGAGCTGAGGTCCTCCACGTACCGATGTAGTGTTTTGTGCCATGCGGTTCTCAAGATTCGAACTATTTTGCCCGGGTGTTCCTCGGCACGCCACAACAAAATATATACCTCTTCCGTGTTGAAGTACAAGGTTTTTCACTGTTGTAATTTCACCTCGATTCGTCGGGGAAGAGAATATTCTAGATGTTTTTGTAACTCCGCACATTCGACCAAACAACCTCGATTTTATGTATTTAGGAATGTTTGCTGTTAATGGACTATTGTCAAATAATTCAAGATGTACATTTGGCATCATATCATTCGGTCCATGAATTTGCAATTTCCACGACGACGGGAGTAACAGAAGTGAAGGAAGTTTACCAGGGGGAATTTGATCGAGTGCTAATTTACGAGTTACTTCTGTTCTTTGTAGAATTTGTTCTCTGAAAATTTTATGCGTAAAAGGATAGAAATTCAATAAATGACCCGGTCTAGACAAAAAAACAACCCATGTACCAGGCGGAACGCGTGTATCTGTATTTTGAGCTTGTCCGTGTCCTACAATCCAACGAAAATGCGGAGCTTTGCTCGCAACATGCCTAAATAATTCGTATTCAGACATTGCTATACGCAATGGTGTTGCACGCTTAAATGGTGTTCTACGGACTCCAAGGGCGCTACGAATACGAACACTAAGGGTCCTTGGGGTTCGTGGAACACTTCGCGCTGAGGTCATTAGAATAAGTCAATATTTTTTTAATGAGGTAAAGTTGATTATTTATTTTAGGAGTGACTCAGTAGAAGGGAATGACTTCCCCACAAGAGCAGCCATGTCGGGAGAGGCACAAAAGTATAGCGATTCCTGTGACGACGATCAACAATAAGCAGTACATGCTTATTGTTCATGACCGCAGGTACCAGGAGTGGACGTTCGTCACAGGTGGGTGTCGACGTCGCGAGGTTATTAACCCCCTTCGATGTGCCGTCCGTGAACTCGAGGAGGAGACTCGAGGAACTATCAACCTGAAACGCGGTGCGTATTCATATTTTCAGTTTGCAACCAAGTACAAAGGTCCAGGAGATTCAGAGGCTGACATAGAAGATGATGTCACTAGCATTTACCACGTCTACGTAATCGATTTGCCAATGACGGCGCATGAACATACGTATATCGTTCGTCGATTCAACGAGGAGAAATCCAAGATGGAGAATCGCCAAACGTATTTTCGTAAAAACTATGATGAAAACGACAAGGTGGAATTTGACACACTCGAAGGAATCACGGGACGTGATAACCTATGGGACATGATAAGGACCCACGTCATCACAAACCCAGATTTTCACGAAGCTCTTTCCTCGACCCAGCGTACAAACTTTTATTTCAGGAGTTGAAAGGTCAGCGTCAGAATACACGTGTGAAAATATTGACAACCATCAGAACATGACAAAGTCAAAGCGTATGTTTGCAGAGATGCTCGTCCAGGCGCGAGGGTACGGTGACGTCGACGAAATTGCAAAGACAATGTCACTCGTCGACATCATTTACGAAATGAAAAAGGAGGAGGTGAAGAAGGAGGATCCACCCGAGGCCCCGCCGCCCGTTGTGGAATTGAAGAAAGAGGCTCCGTCGAAGGAGGCGCAGCCTCCTTCTCCGCCCGTCGCAGAAGAGGAGGAAGAGCCCATCGTCATCATGAAAATTAAGGATTTCTGGAGTCGCTTGACACACGATTCGGACACAGACTAAAAAGAACACACGTCAATAACAGTATGGAGAAATGGACGACTGACAAGGGTCCAGGGACACACGTCCTCATGGATGGTGGAATCCTTCAAGTTCCTTTTGAACAACTTGAAGAATTTTACGTAGAGAGTGTACACGCAGTACGCACGGGCAAGAAACTGTACGTGGTCGAGCAAAAGACGGATGTGTTCAAGTTTTTCGTCGATCTTGACTACAAGGGTCCAGAGGCACTTCCAGATGACGTCATACTCAACCTTGTCGAGGTGATGCATTCCGTAGTCCAAAAAGGCAGGTGTCTCATTGCACGTGCCGAACCTCGTGACGTGGACAATCAGGTGAAAACGGGTGTTCACATTCACTGGCCTGATGTTTTCGTGACCAAGTCAGAAGCGCTCGCTTTGAGAACTCGGATTCTGCTCGAACTCCCTGATGACCCTGAATGGAGTCAACGTATAGACGCGAGTGTTTACGGAGGCTCGGGACTTCGAATGCTCTGGTCACACAAACGGGACCGCGGGTCTGTGGATTCCGGTCCGTATACACCGTGGCGTGACCTCGACGGAAACGTTTTTGAATCAACCCCTTCAGCTGAAATTCTTAAGCTCTTTGCACTTCGAACAAATGAAGTGTCCCGGGAAACGGTCAACATCGACATCACATGTGCACCCCTGGAGCGTTACATACGCAAGTACCTTAAGGGTCAGGAACTTGCAAACGTTCGACGTGTCATGCGAAAAGGTAATGATAAAATCATAGTCCAAACTGACTCCAAGTATTGTGAACGGATCCAGGGCGTACACAAGTCGAATCACGTCTGGTTTGGTATTTCACGGGGACGTATTTGTCAATTGTGTCACGACGATGACTGCAAAGCCCAAAAGTTTGTCGGACGGGAACATATTCTTTCTCCGAGTATAGTAGACGAATTACATAGCAATGTTGCTGTGGATAATTCTACTTATGTGTCTATTTGTGATTTTGTTCCCGACTTTTGGTGGCAAGAAGAATCGGTTCCTCAGAGAGGTGCATCCGTACTCGGGTCTGGACCCTCAAACATGGGAGCTGCTTCAAAGTCATCTGTCGGAGTTCGAAAATCAAAAGGCAAGCCTGGAAAAAAGAGCAAATGGTCTATACCTAGCGATTGAAGATGTTCGTAACCTCGCCTTGTTCATCCGTCGCGCAGACGACCACGAACACCAGGAAAAGCTCGAATCCATTGCTGTTCAGATGGGTGTGGAGGGTGAAACGACGCTATTTGAACTCGCAAACAAGAATGGCTTGTATTTCTTTCCAAAGTACTTAAACGATTTAGCCCCTGAGGATACAGAGCCTGATGTCAACCACACTGGCGCAGCCGTCGGCGAACACTTCCCAGACCCCAGAAGTCACGGGCAATAAGCCAGCGACGCGTACGCGTTCAGGTCGTGCTGTCAAGGCACCCGAGCGTTACACACCTCAGGAGGTGTGCGACGATGACTACGCCGATGAAGATTACGACTCGGACGAGTCTTCTATTAAGTCATCTGAGTTATCCTATGATACGGAGGATATCTCAAGTGAGAGTGATGCGGACGAGGAGGGGAACCTCGCTGGTTTTGTAGTCGAAGATAAAAGTAGCAGTGACTCTGAAAGTAATGGATCGGATGTTCGATCCGAGTCCAGCGAGACCGATGTTTCCAGTCGCAGAGTCGAACGACCAGCAGCAGCAGCTCGTGGACGAGGTCGAGGCCGAGGAGCACCATCAGCAGCACGACGCACGCTCGTACTATGATCCGGGTCCCCGTGTTTTCCATGCTCAGAATCAGTCAATTGATATGCTTGATAAAATTTCAAAAGAAACTCTAATCATTGTATTTGCTGCGTTTTTCATTGGGCTGCTACTGGGGAAGTCATTGACTCCGGTGATTCTGAAGCACTAATTCCGGGTTGATCACCCAAAAAGGGAATAGTCGGAGATGTCAGGGCTGGTATGTACTGACCAGAATCTGGCATCATCATTATTGGACTACCCTTGATATCAACACCAACTACAGGTACCAGGTTGGATGTCATGGTAGGTACAGGAGGAAGCATGTCGCCTTCGGTTGAAACGTTGCTTTCCATCCCATACGCGTACATTCTTGCCGACCCTCCATCAGACTCGTGTGGTACGAAATCACCGTATATCACGTTTGATGAAGGATCGCCCTGAATAAAGTTTAAAATGGGATTTCCAGACTGAATCTGAAAATCCATACCCGCCATGTCTTTATATACATCAGTCTGATTGTCAATCTGGACGACGTTGCTCGTCGAATCTACGTACGGGAGGTTGTTTGATGTAGTCACCGTGTTGCCGACATCTTCCGTAAACGGGGGTTGTGTATTTTCATCACGCGGAGGAGCATACCCCTCTCTGCGTGCTGAAAGAAGCACCAGAATCAATACAAGTACCGCGAGCGCTACCCACAATGACCAGTGTACCTTCATCTATTCATTGTTTATGTTTTTTTTGGGGAGACGGACAAGGGGAGCGTTGCTCCCCTTGGACTCGGGACTCAACCAAGCAGTCCTGCAGCCGCACTGCCTGCGCCGGTGGGCTGCGATGCCGGACCGGCGTCAATCTGTACTGCCGGCGCCTTGGAACGCTCCTCCTCCTGCTGTACGCGACGACGCTCAATCTCATCTGAGATGCGGTCATCTGCAATCTTCACCAGGTCAGGCATATCCTTGTCTGGGTACTCCTTCTTCAGGTCATCAATGAGCTCCGCTGGGTGAGGAATGGGTGGTACGTCGGGGCGAGAGTAGTACTTGGAATTCTCGTCTCCGGGCTCGATAAATGGCGTATCCGACCCCTCGATGGGCTTGGCCGTCATGTCACGCTTGCGTTTCTCAAACATAGCCGCCGCCTGACGCTGGTTGTCGCGGTACTTGCTCATAATCTCCTCGAGCTTATCATTCTGATAGTGGACATTGTCAATCTGGAGACGGTCCGGGGGAATCAGCAGCCACTTGTACATGTCGACGACGTAAATGTCTACGAGCGCATCCTCCTTCTGAAGACGCTTGGCGTGACTCTCAGCCTCATCCTTGGTGGAGAAGCACCCGCGGATCTTCAGACCCACCTGCTCATTCTTCTGAGGCATATCCGGACCGACGATGGAAATCAGCGCAAAAACCTGTCCTGGCACCGTCAGGTAATCCTGCTCGAGAGAACCCATTTAAAACTACAGGACGCCACTCTTTTAAGTAATGGAGCAACTCCGTAAACGCCACAACCAGGCGAAGCGTGACATGATCAATCACTGGGTCCGCCCAGATTCATACATTCTCGATTGTGGGTGCGGTCGTGGAGGTGATTGGCACAAATGGAAGGCTGTGCGTGCTCGGGTCGCTGCCATTGATCCAGACGGGAAATCCCTCCAGGAAGCAGAAGAGCGGGCATTCGACATCGGCCTTGGCGTGTGGTTTTTGGGTGCCGGTGACATTCGCCAGGCGGCGTTTGCAGGTCCGTTTGACGTGGTGTGCTACAACTTTTCAATCCAGTACATTTTCGGTGAACACTTTGAACAAAGCATCAAGGCTATCAAACTCGCAGTCAAGCCAGGAGGATACCTCATCGGCATCACACCCGAAAAAAGTATGATTGAAAATGCCAAGAGTCCAGACTCACTCGGAAATGTGTTTGAGGTTCACGGTGACAAGGTGCTCATGAGTTTGACGGATGGCCCGTTTTACGCAGACGGACCCAAGTACGAACCGTTGTTGGACGGAAACATCCTTCGTCAGGTGCTCGAACCCGAGTTTCGATGCGTCGCGTGGGGACCTATCACTCCAGAACCGACGGGTCTCGTCACCGACATTTATGCACAGTTTGTTTTTCTACGCTTAGATCAGTAGATGGCGTCCAGTGTGATACAGACAGGACTGCTCATCGTGACCCTCGCGGTTGCAGCATGGAGTAGTCGTCGTGAGGCACCACTCATGACTGATATTCGCCAGCGCTATGACGTGCTGCTGAATCACCTCAAAAGCACAGAGGTTGTCGACCCGAGGTTCGCTCGCCTCAGGAAACGGTGTATCCTCACTGGTATTCATGGGTCTCGGATGAACCGGGGTACCATAGGCTATAACGTGAATAAAGGGTATGAAATTTACATCTGCCTGGACAAGGATGATATAAACTCGGCTATGAATGTACTTATTCACGAACTGGCTCACGTCACAGTCGATGAGTATGACCATTCCCCTGCATTTTGGGAGTCGTTCAAAGACCTGAAGGCGCTCTGTAAAACACTGGGCATTTATACACCAATCGACGGGTCGCTCGAGTATTGCGGTATTATGATTCAGGACTAGTTTTTTTCTCACGCCATTGTAAATGTCTGGTGGTATCGTTCAGCTGGTCGCAACCGGCGCTCAGGACGCATGGCTGACTGGTAAGCCGGAGGTTTCTTTCTACCGTTCCAGCTACAAGCGTTACACGCACTACGCCAACTCACCTGAACGCCAGCTGATCCAGGGTAACCCCTCGGCTGGCAACATCTCCACGATCCGTCTGGAGAAGAAGGGTGACCTCATCAACTACATGTACCTGATTGCCAGAGATTCAACTGGTGCTCTGATCCCAGGTATTAACTGGACCAACGTCATTGACAAGGTGGAGCTGCTCATCGGTGGCCAGATTGTCGACACACAAGACATCACCTGGATGTCCAACGTCGAGGCGGTGACTGGCGCGCAGAACTTCTCCCAGCGCTACCTCAACAACAACACCGCTGGTCCCAACAACATCACCAACGGGTTCCTGCCTTTCAAGTTTTTCTTCTGCAAGGACTGGAACGTGTCCCTGCCACTGGTGGCTCTCCAGTACCACGACGTCGAGATTCGCATCACGTGGAGCACGACTCTG